TAGCTGTTCTTTACCATCTACATCTAGTGCTTCTACAGTTTCGTCTAAGATTAATAAGTTAATACGGCTACTACTTAGGGTTTGCATTAGCTTTCTAATAGCTACTAGTGTGGCTACATTTACACGGGCTTTTTCACCACCACTAAGTGCCGTAATATCTATATCGCGACCGTTGTCGCTGATAACAACATTTAATTTATCACTGCTGTTTACCTTAAAGCTGATTTGAAATCTACCATCACTTAATTCTACTAAATATTGATTAGTAATCTCCTCCAAGTCCTTGACTAAGCACTCTATTTTGTAAGCTACTAGTCCAGTTGTTGAAAACGTTTTATTGAGTATACTAACGATATTAATACGTTCGTTAATTAATCCTAGTTGAAACGTGTGTTCTTCCAACTCACTGCGCATATCACCAAGTTGTTGTTTAATAGTATCTATTTTAGTATTATGTGCCTTAGCACTACTGTTATGCTGTTCACATCGCTGTATTTCTTCACGAGTTTTTGTGATTAGTGTGCTAATACGTTCATATTCACGCTGTAAATCATTTTTGTCTAAGACTTGTTGTGGCAGGTTTTTGTCTATTAATAAGTGTAATTTTTCCCATTCTGCCTGTTTTGCTAGGCTAATATCATACTGTTGCTTTTGCTGCTTTATATCTTGTATAATTACAGCGCAAACTACACCACTAGCTCTAGCTTCTTCAATTTCACTAGTACGCTCAACAATTAATTCATTAACTTTTATTTCATTTATTAGGCTAAAACAAGTAGGACAAACACCACTTAACTTATTTAGCTTTTCAATAAATGCTTCACCATCACGTACTGTACGCAAGTGGTTTGTATACTCCGACTCCATAACCTGCATATGTTTTAGGTCAGGTGCTTGCGGAATATCTAGTACTGCAATATTAGTTAATTGTTTTTTATATGTATTATTTTGATTAATCTGACGATTTAACTTGTCAATATTACTAATCTGTGCCTGTACTTCTACTAGTTGCGGCTCTAGCTGTTGATCTAGTGTTGGTACTGCTACTTCCTGTTTATAGCTAAGATTAGTATTAGCATATTTGTCTAGCCAAGCCTGAATTGTAGTAACCTTACCCTGTATACCGCTTAGTTCCTGTTTAAGGTCTGTGGCTAATTCCTTAAATATCTCACCAGCTTTAGTATATTTAGTTAGGTTAAGAATTTCTATTAAAAATTTCTTACGTGCTGTATCTGCACTAGTTAAGAACTCTAGGCTATTAGCATTGCTTTGATAAACAATCTGTGCAAAACTTTTGTGATCTATGCCTATAATATCTTCAATCATTTTATAGGTTGTAGTAGCGGTATGCCCACTAATATCACGACCATTTTTTAACAGTTTAACAGTTTGCTGCGTACCGCGAACTGTTTTTACTGTATAGTCACTATCATCACGACTAAAGTCTAATTCAATTGTATAAGTTTTATCTTTAACGTGACGATTTAGTATGTCGGCTTTTTTAATGCCTTTGCTGTTTTTGTTGTAGAGTGCTTCTTCTAGTATAAGTGCTATGCTGCTTTTACCGTGCCCATTTCTACCTACTAATTGCGTAAGTGGAGCGTGTACAAAGTTTATTTTATTATTAGCACCATAACTAAAAAGATTACTCCAGCGTAATTCTTTAATTGTTATCATCAATCTTGCTCTATTTTTGCTAGGTGTGCTTGTAGTTCTAAAACAGTTTGCTCAACTGTTTCACTGCCCAGTTGTAACACATAGGTTAAGTATTCACGAACTTCTTCTAGTAATGTCATTTCCCCGTCTAGCATTAGCTGTACGTCTGTGTTACGTTTAATAACCTTACGATCAATTAATTCATTATCTTCTAGTTCGCCCAATTCTTGCATATCACCCTCAACTTGATAAATTGTGTGGTGGTATGAAGTTGGCGGTTTAGGGTCGCTTACTCCAACTGTCAACCTTATTAGCTGTGGTACTTCCAATTTTAGCCAACTATGCTTCAATGTTTCAGTATCAATTAAGATAACACCCGTGTCAACTGGTTGACGGTGAAAACTAGTAGTAACAGGGCTACCGGGATAAAGAATATTAAGTTGACAATTTTCATAACTATGTAGGTCTCCGGCTAGGACAACATTCCAGCCGCTAAAAATATTTAAATCTACTTCTGGTGTAACGTGTGGTGGTATACTACCACGAACGTGTGTGCATAATACTTGACCGCCTTCAGGCCAAGGATTGTTTTGTTCAAAATCCTTGAGCTTGTTGTATGGAACAAACTCAACTCCGTAATCGCTGTAGTAATCGTCTATGACTATAACTTTACAATTCATCCTGTTAGTAGCTTTAGCTAAATTAGTCATAAAAGTAGTTGATTTTTTAACTGCTTCATGATTACCGCTGTATATAATCGTAGGTATATTACAATTGCTAACTAAATCAAAATATATTTCTAATTCTTCCATACTAGGCAGTTTATCAAAAACATCGCCGCCTATAACAAATACATCAGCATTAGCTTGCTTTTCTGCTAATTGTTGCCATAATAGATTATATCTGTTTCTAGCCCAGTCTACTGGTACGTTTTTCTGCCCTAATTTTATGTGTAAGTCTGCTGTAAATAGTAATTTCATTTATAACCTTTTTTAGGCAAAAAAGCCCAGTAACCAAGATCACTGGGCTTTTGCATTATCCTAGTTCTTTAACAGCTTCTTGTTCGCTTTCTGTACCTTCATCTTCACTACCACTATTTACTTTTTCTAGTAGTGCTAAGATTTCTTCAGCTTTGGGTCGTGGGAATTTTTCGTCAATTGAAACAGCGGCATTAGCTGCTGCTTGTTCTGCTGCTGTAAGTGCGCGAGGCTTGCAACGTAATACTTGAAGTGTGTATTCAACATTAAATGCTAGTGGCCCAGTTTTAGTACGTTTAAACACCACATCCCAACCGGTATCGTAATCTGTAGGATCGCCCAAATCTTCGGCTGCTGTTAAGATTTGCTCAAATAACTTTTTCTTAAGATTAAGCGCCTTAACTTTACCATCTTTAGGGTCGATACAATTGATCGAATAGCTCCAGCTGCATTTAAGTTCAGGGTAGAAGTCAGGTACATGGTCTTTTTCCATGTTGTCAAACTTCTCTTTTTCACGGCTAAATGCCAAGCACTCAACAGGAATATCCTTGTTATTAGTGCCCTTAATCCAGTAAATATAACGTGGCAAAACTCCGCCAATTAACCTAACTGTATTTTCGCCATCTTTATATTCGTAAGTTTCTACTTTATTTGTTACAGCTTTGCCTTTTGTTTGTTTAAAGCTAAGTGCCATTTTTATTCCTCGTATTTGAAGTGTATTCGTTTGTTTTGTATTTCTAGTAGCGGATTATATTTTAATGTGCTGATTTCTATATCTGGATAGTAGGTTAAATCTAAAAATTTATAACCTAGGTCTTGGTAAAATTGCCAATTTCTACGACCCGCTAGTTTTACATATTGAATTATAAATAATCTATCAGTTCTAGTATCGTCTAATAACTGATCCGGTTTAAGTAAGAAACTAGGCCCGCTAAACATTTCACTGGTTATTTTAGCATTATTGAGTTTAACCCAACGACCCATACGATAGTCTCGTAGTATATCTAACAAGTCCCAGTGTTGTTTTGATTTTTGCTGCAATTTTTCAAGGTTAAATCGTAAGACCATATTTCTACTCAATATAATATTATAGCACAAACAGCTAGCTATAACAAGTTAAATTTTTTAAACCAGTTTGGTTTCCCAACCTTTCTTCATATAAAAGCCTAATCTATCTGTGTTCTGCTTGCGATCTGCCCAGCCGCTAAATTGAATGTCTACTACTATAGGATCTAGTTTACCTGGGTGTGGTCGCATTATTCGGCCAACAATTTGTTCTAGTAGACTATCATTACTCATAGGTACTGCTAGGATAACGCAACTGAGTATGTTAATGGAGATACCTTCGCTGAAGATTTGCCTGCTACCAGCAACGCACATTTTTGCTTTGCTGAGTAGTTGTTCTTTTGCATATTGCCTTTCTTCATAGCTGGTGTCGCCAGTAACCAACAAACACGTTTCTCCAACATATTCTTTGACCTTTTCTAAGAATTCTACTCTATCTGCTATAACAAGTACGCTATGGCCTTTAGTGATATGAAAATTAGCAAGAGCACTAATATAACGTCTATAATCATCATTTTGTGTTAACTCATTTATCTTTTCTACCCAGGGTACATTTGGTTTTAATATTATATTACTTTTAACTATATGTACTACTGGATTAATAGTATTACTTTGTGGTGGTCTATAAACCGTAGTACCAAAGTAGTCTTCAAACATTACATGTTTACCATCTTTACGTGTCATAGTACCGCTAAGTGCAATCCTATATCTAGCATGAAAGGTATCTACTGTTTCGCTAAATGTAGTAGCGGGGCAATGATGTGCTTCGTCTAGGATTATTGTACCAAACTCTTTTTGTAGTTTGTTTAGATGTTTTACTATACTTTGCACATTTCCAACTACAATAGCATGATCTTCTATGTCAAACTGACCGCTGCCTATAATACCACACTGCATACCAAATAGTGCCTCAATCTCATCACGCCATTGATCACGCAATGAAGTAGTATGCGTTACTACTAGTGTTTTTTGACCAAACTTTCTAGCAATATGTAATGCTGTGAAAGTCTTGCCCCAGCCTACTAGGGCATTAATAAAGCAAGTATCTTCTACTTGGTCGTATACTGCTAGCTGATCTTCACGTAATGCATACTTAGGTGTTGGAAACGGCACTGGTGCTAGTACTCGTTTATCTACTATTTCGTAGCCTTCGGGTATAAGATCCACTCTACCCTGCGGCATACTAATAATTCCACTAGTAAGTGACTTATAGTTTCTAATAGTTTCTACACTAGTAAATTTCTTTGATCCTGTATTCTTATGTATTTTGTAAGTAAGCTGATTTATTACATGTTTAGTGTGCAGTATACCAGGATTATCTATGTATATTCTATTAGATATAACAGCTTTTGCCATTACACCATTCTCCAAGTTGTTTTTATAGGTTCTGTATAGTAGCCGTATAATAAATTGCTGTGACCATAACTAAGTATTCCACAATATTGCTCCTCTGGCTTAGGAACTTGTAGACTTTTAAAGCGTTCTACCAGACCCTCAACCTCAAGAACACACCCAAGCCCACTAGCAGGTAAAACTTGTTTAAGTTTATGTGTAGCCAGCTTGGCGCGCGTAGATTTTTTGTGCTGAAATACCTGTCCATGGTTATCAATAAACCAAGTTGTTGCCTTTGCCAGTTTAATAACGTCGCCAATAAAATATATAGCACTGCTAATCCTAAAAAGTTTATCTTTTATTAGCAGTCTACGCAAACCTAGTGTAGGTTTATCAATATTTTTATCGTCTACTATTTGATAGCGATCACTGTAAGTATTATCATCTGGATTAGTGTACTCTGTACGATAAAAGACCAGCCCATCAGCTATAACGGGCTGTCGTTCACCAAGTCTAAATACGGGCCAGTTGATCGCCGTCCAACGTGTAGGTTTCCTCAAAGTGTCCAAAGCTATAGTCATCTCCAATATCCTGATCTACACCAATAGCACAGCCACTAATATTGCAGCCCCACTCATGCTGTGTATTCTTCTGCAACACCCTACAGTACTCTTCTACATGCTCGGTCTTAACAAGTGCCACGATTGAGTCGTGTACAAGCATGAAGATTCTTGCGTCAAGTCCACACTGCTTAATTTCTCTAGCAGTTCCAATAGCTCCAAGTAGGTTAACGTCACTTGCCAGCGATTGGATTTCTGAATTAATACCACTTCGTACTTCGTGGGCTGCGATTCCTTTGTCACTGCTGAATACGTTAGGAAGCCGTCTTTTTCGGCCAAAAAAGCTGTAAGTATATCCATTTTGTTCAATAAATGTTTTGCGTGTGTCTAACCACTGTTTAAGTTTTTTGAAAGTTGTAAAGTACTGCTTAATATCGTCACGGGCACGTTCTACAGGATAGTATTGGCCAGTAGCTTTGCTAACTGTTACACTAACTTTATCTGCTCCGGATCCGTACAATATACCGAATGAGATTGCCTTAGCACTTTGACGCATATCTGGGTACAGTTTTTTTACATCTTCTACTGGACACTCAAGATCAAACACCATTTTAGCAATACTGCTGTGAAAGTCCCCACCATCAGTAAACACTTTTTGTAGGTTTTTATCTCCACTAAGCACAGCAGCATAGTACATTTCAGCAGTTCTTAAGTCTTGCGAAACGATTTTATAGCCATGCGGAGCTTTGATACAACCTTTGATAATAGGGTCGTCTCGTGGGATTTGTTGTGCATTAAATTTACCACTACTACTAAGACGGCCACTAGTGGTAAAGATAAGATTAAAATTAGTACGAATCCTATCATCCCTATCAAGCTCAGGAAGTATTTTGTGTATATATGTGTTTTGGATTTTGGATAGTTTACGTACTTGTAAGATTGCTTTAGGAAGCTCATGTTCTTCGCTCAATTGCTCTAAGACTTCTGCATCTGTGCTAATAGCACCAGTACCAGTTTTCTTGCCTGTGGGTGTTAGGCCAACATAGTCAAATAGTATACTGCGTAGTTGCATAACACTATTTGGGTTAAATATCTTTTGTTCGTGCTGCTCAAACAATTTAACCTCATCAAAGGTATAAATATGCTGTTTAGCTTCTTCAATCTTAGCAGACAGATATTTGTCTGCAAGCTGCATACGCTCACGACTAATAGGTATGCCTACTTCTTCCATGTCCATTAAAAATAGTGTGCCTGGAATTAAGATTTCTGTGTATACCTTATGCAGTTTATCATTCTTTTGTACAATAGGCCAAAACTTGTTAAATAGCTCTAGCGTAACTGCTGTGTCTATACTAGCATATTCACTAATAATATCAAAGGGAATTAGGTCATAGGTAAAGTTTTCATTAAGTACACCATTTGCCCTGCAGTACTCCCGCTTAAATTCATCCAGTTTAGCGTCATAATCACCGTAATCTGTATATTTTAGTGCTAGGTCTTTTAAACCATGACCATCGGTTTCGTCTAGAACATAATGCATAACCATAGTGTCATGTACGCGTGTACGGTCAAAGTCTAAGTCTAGGTGATATTTGAGCATTTTATAGTCAAATTTCATGTTATGAAAGACTATAGTAAAACGACTACAAATTTCTTGTAATAGTTCAAAAGCTGCATGATCAATACAGTCGCAGCTAACGTATCTGCCGTGGTTTGGCTTATAACTTATGCTGATACCTAGCACATAACCATCACGAGGATATAAGCCTGTAGTTTCTGTGTCTACGGCAACTACACCTTGTGCATTATCTAAGACTTCTTGAAAGAAAGCTACGGCATCTTGTGTTCGGTCAATACCACAAAAATCTCCAGTTTTAGCAGGTTTAGCTTCACCACTAATATATTTATGTATTTTGTCTACAGCACGCTCAAAATCAGGTTTTCCCTCTGGTTTGAACGCTAACATTGCTGGATTACTAATAGGTATGAACTTGTCATTGATTAATTGACCAGCATAATTTGTTACGCTAGTAACTTTAGCGTACTCTTTAGCTGCTTCAGCGCCTACTAGGATCACTAAATCATAGAGGTCAGTATCTATATCAAGATCAACGTCCTTTTTTAGCAATTTAGTAATTGGCTTTGAACTCATATGAAACTGCTCAAAGTCAAACTTAAAATAATCGCTATATCTAGTTCTGTTTGGGGCTTTATCAATAACGGCTATTTTCATTTGGTTACGTACTCTCTTATGCTGTCTATGTTAGATTTATCTAGTTCACCAGGATCAACACCATCTGGTAATTTTATGATTTCTACTATAAATTCTTCTTGTTCTAATAGTGGTTTTAGCTCTTTAGCTGCTTTAGCTCCTGCATCATCACCATCAAATAGGATATAGATGTGCGTTACGCCTTGTGCACGAAACGGCAGCAATTTTTGCTTAGTATTATTTTGCAATGTGTTTGTACCAAAGCAACATACTACATTTTCCATGCCTTTGTCGTATAGGTTGAGCATGTCAAACACACCTTCTACTAGTACCATACTGCGATAGTTGCTGGGTAGGTGGCAGGGATATAATGGCATTTGTACACCACTAGGATAGTTTATATATCTAGGGTTGCCATTGCTCAATGTATGACGACCTACAAATACCACGGTTTTACCAGTAATATCTTTTACTGGTAAAACTATTCTGTCTAGTAATTTTTCTACTTGGTTTGTATAAAATGCCTCAAACTTACGCAGTGTTGGCACACCAATGCCACGAAATGGTTTTGTATAAGGAGTCCAACCTGTTGGTAAGTCAAGACCGCTGGTTACTTTTAGCTCTGCTAATTTTTGCTTTAATACTGCTATTCTTATCGGTACTGGATTTGTAAATACTCCAAAGTATTTAAAGATGTTAGTTTTAAATCCGCAACTAAAGCAGTGTGCAGCACCACTAACGCGATCAATACGAAAGCTTGGATTCTTATCATCGTGCTCTGGGTTTAAACATTTAATTACATAGTCACGACCACTAATTGAGTAGCTGATCGCGTTTTTATTAAGTAGATCTAGTACTGGGTCGCTCATTATGCATCCCAGGGCAAGTCTGCACTGCTATCATCTTGTTTTAAGTCCTGCTTTTTACCGATTTTCTTAGACTCTTTAGCCTGTGGCCTGTCAATAGATTGCGGACTAATACGCAGTGTATCCCAATCTATAGGGCAAGTAAATGTCATTTCCTTACCACCACGAATCTTAGTAGTTTCAAAACTAATTGCTTGGCTGTTCTTGTCATGTGCTTCCATTACCAGTGCAATATCTGCTGCGTCTAGGATACCTTTGGCAAATCTTGCTTCGCCACTAGCATCAATCTGATATGGACTTACTAAGACAATTTCATACTTTCTAGCTAAATTCTTTAATTTCTTTGAAACCTCAATTTGAGGTTTCCAGTCATACATATCACTACCCTCAAGTACAATTTGATTTACATAATCTACAACTACAACTTTTAATTTATCACCAAACTTAGCTTTTGCCTTGCCTATGTGCAAGTCGATACTGCTAATTGTTAAATCACGGTCATCTACAATAATCATTTGATTGTCTGGTTTTAGTTGGTGGTTGCGTACTAGTTGTTCTTCGAATTTATACTTATCACGGTGTCGCATGTACTCTAGCACGGTTTCATCTGCGTCTATAAACATGCCTGCTCTAGCACGCACTAGTTTTAATAATTCTTCATCTGTTAGTTTATTTTGTTTTAGTCGCTGTAAGTTTACGTTTGCTAGAATTGATAGATTTCGCTCTACAACCTCATGTGCCGTCATCTCAATTGAGAAGTATATAGAACTATTACCATTCTCATACTGATTAACAAAAATATTACTGCTAGTAATACTTTTGCCGCTGCCTCGTTTACCGCCGATGAGTATGAGTTCTTGTCTAGCCACGCCGCCAAGAACAGCATCAAAAGTATTGTTAAGTCCCAAGTAAACACGTTCTTTCTCCAATTCATCAGGATGCCTAAATAACATCATGTCTGCCATAGTAAACACTTTTTCACTAGTATGTGTTTTTTCTTCAACAGTCATTGCTATTGTGGCTAGGTTTTCTTTTATCTCATTTGTATCATATAGTGGTAGTTTATCTATAAATTTATCTAGTAATTTTACGGTTTCGTTTTGTGTATATTGATCTATTAGTGCATCTAGTGCTACTTCAGCACTAACCTCAGGCACATCCGCTAAGCGAAGGGTAGCCAAGGTTTTTGACGCCGGACCCTCCCTTAGTGTTAGTGTTAGATCATCAAAACTTGGTACACTATGATACTTTTCATAGTGTCTGTTTATGGCACTGTAAAGGGAAGAGTAGGCAGCGTCTAAGAATACTAACTTTAACTTGGCCCAGATTTCTAGGTTTTGCTCAGTTAGTAATTTATGTAGAACGACTGCGCTTGTATCCAAGATTATGCTACCTTTGATTCATTAGCTACTATTACTTGGTCTATAATCTCTGTTACTTTGTAAACTACGTGTTCACGTAACTTTTTAATTTCTTGTTGATATGTATTATCTCGGTCGAACAGCAAACTTAATTGCTCATGTGTAATCAATTGTTGTAAGCCAAAATAGATATGGTCATAGGCCATTGTAGACTCTGGCATTACTTCTACTTGTGCTGATCGGCCATAGTTATGCAATGCTTGCTTTACAACTTCTTCTACCGTGTAACTTTCGTTATCATGGTATGTAATTGTAACTTTCATTATGTGGCCCCTAAAGCAGAAAAGGCTGGGAGCCTGTTAAAACTCCCAGCCTTGGTGATTGTAGCTAATTAGGCAGCAGCTTTAGCTTCTGCTTTAGCACGTTTTGCATGTCCGTCGTAATCAGCAACTTTAATACCACGACGTGTTAACAATGTTTTGAGGCCGCGCTCAGTTTTATCAACAGCAGCAGCAATCTCAGCAACAGTCATCTGATGAATTTTATCACCAAGTGCTGCTACAGGATCAACGCTTTCTTTAGCATAACTGTTCTTTTGTGCGGGAATCTTAGCGATTTGACCTTTGCGCGTAAGACTAAGGGCTTTACCGCGAACACTAGCAACAGTCTTGTTAAGAGCACTAGCAATATCTTCAATAAATGCGCCACGCTCTGCCATACTAATAAACTTAGCTTCTTCACCATCGGTATAAGTACGAGCAACTTCTACCTTTTCAGCAGGTTTAACACTGCCGGTAAGTTCAAGGGCTAACAGCTTTCCTTGAATTTGTTTGGCGGTAAATTTACCAGCCATAAACTGCTCTGCAATTTGTTTGTAGGTATACTCACCAGTATTATTCACTACAAACTCAGCAAGCTCAGCACCTTCATCTTCGGTAAAGGCACTGGTTTTCTCTTTAGCCATGCTAGCAACTTCAACATCAAGTTGACGAAGTTTACTGGCAACACTACGAGAAGTAAACTCTTCTCCAAGAGCATGTGCAGCACGCTCAACAGCACCTGCGCTAACAGGACGCTGATTTCCAACTAGTGTCATTAATTTGTTAACTGTTTCATCAGACCATTTTTTAGCTTTTTCAGTCATGTGTATTCTCTTTAATAAAAGTATCTAAATTTGTGATAATTTTTATGCCGAGGCTTTCGGCTTTTTTACGTTTTGTACTACCTTTATCTTCTTCATCAACTAAATAATCCGTAGTTTTAGTTACAGTTTCGCTGATACGAAATCCGTGATCTGTTAGTTGCTTGTAGGCTTCGGCTTTGGTTTTATAAGAAGATAATTTGCCTGTAACGCATACTACTGGGCCAGTGGTATTTGTTGCAGGCATTTCACTGCGAAAAGAGAATGGTAAAAATTCTCTAATTTCTTTGAAGTCAAGTTCAAGCCAGCCGAGCAGATTTTGTGTTACTTTATCTCCAAGTCCGGCTTGTTTACAAGTTTCTAGGTTAATTTCATCAATATTATTGACTATATGGCTAATCTTAGCGCTAGCTGTATTGCCTACTAGTGGAATACTAAAACTTGCTAGTACTTGATGTAGCGGAGCACTGCGACTTTTGTCAATTTCTGACAATAATTTTTCTGCTGTTTTTACACTGCCTAGTAAGTCGCTAACTTCCTCAAGCTCTAGGTAGTATAACTCAGTAATATCTGCTAAACCCAATTTCTCAATTGTTTTAGCACCCATACCCTTGATGTTCATAGTTTTGCAAAAGTGTTCTACACGCTTACTCAACTGAGCATCACAAGCCTGGTTGCGACAAAACAACTGATCGTTAACCAGTTCTAGTTTGTAGTTGCAACAGGGACAATGTGTGGGTATTTCAATCTTCATGTGTATTAATTAACCTAAGATATTATTATACAGTATTAACCAGTGTGTTACAAGCTAAAATTTTTGTTGCCTTTACAGCAGAAATTTAGGCATCAACTTTGTGCAAGATACAAGGTATAATTTCGCCGGCTCTAGCAACTGCCACTGTATCGCCAATCTGTAGGTCTAGTGCTTCTATAAACCCAGGATTATTGAGTGTGGCTCGGCTTACTAGTGCATCACCAATCTTAACAGGTTCTAGAATAGCTGTTGGTGTTACTTTGCCAGTTTTGCCTACATTCCATTCTACACCTAGTAGTTTAGTTTCTACATGAGCCGCGCGTTCTTTACGAGCATATGCACCACGAGGATGTTTACTAGTATAGCCCAACTGTTCAAACTGATGATTATTATTCAGTCTAACAACAATGCCGTCACTAGGATAAATCTTGGCAAGATCTGGCTCTAGTACAGTGTTAAACCCTAGTTGCTTAAGCACACGCATATCACCAGACCAAGTAGGGTCTAAGTTTGGTGTTATTTGATAGGCAAAGAACTCGATTGCTCTAGTTTTGAACTCATCTAGGTCTTTGAGATTTAAGCTACCTGCTGCATAGTTGCGACTATTTTCCACATGTAGTGGAGCTACAATCTCGCCAGTAATTTGCACAGTTACATTACCAAGATTAATTTTTAACGGCACTAGGCTACCGTGTTCGTACATTTTATCTGTGATAACTTGACCCTCAATACCATCACCACGAGTAAGCGCTTGCACTAGTACGCCGTCTACGTATAGCAGGCTAATAGCCGCACCGTCTAGCTTTATACTGGTAGTAACGTCTAGGCCTGCTAGTGGATCACTTTTACCTTCATCTTCATAAAACTTTTGCAGGCTGTACATGCGGTGCGTATGCTTGGCTTTGTTGCCATGTACAGCTGCACCAACTTTGTTATAGCCGCAACCCTCTGCTAGCATGTCAAACATGTAATCTGGAATAGTGGGCGTACCGGCATAGTAGGCTTCACTTGCTTTGTCTAATAGTTTATGTAATTTATTCATAAATAATATTATAGCAGTTTAGGGTATATAGTTCAAGTTACTTTTTTGCAATCTCACTATAGAAATGTTTAATTACTTCTTCGCCTTCAGCCTTAGCACAAATGTCTAACAATCCGTATAATAGACTATGTATATTTTCTATACTAGCCGGAATACTAATGCCTTCTCTAGACGCTTGCCAGTCACCTTCATAGGTAAGAAAGTACTTGCGTAGTTGTATGTAGGTAACTTCTCTAAAGTCATTTACCACTAGCTTAACCTGAAAACCTTTTTCAAGATTTTCTTCGATTAAGCGTTCGTAGAGTATATTACTGTCCATTTATATACTCCACAAACCAGGAAATCTATCTTCTGACTTAATTGCTACAAGTACAGCAGAAACTACACTTGCATTTATACTTTTCATCCACTGATTAGGAAAATGCGTTTCACACCTATACTTAGAAAATCTTATACTTGTATTTCTAATATATTTTGCTACTGCTTTTTCTGTATAATATAAAAAACTATTTTCGTTCCAAAAACTAACATGTGTAGGATCTTGAAAAGCACCTCTTCCATCAGTACTGGGTACTTCTATAAAAGCCCAGCCTCCGTGTACTAAAACTCTGTGTATTTCTTGCATAGATTTTATTGGATCTTTTAAGTGTTCAAGCACATGACTAGCATGTACTACTCCTACACTATTATCTGGTAAAGGTATTCCTTGATTAAGATCGGCTATAATATCAGCATTTTCAAGATCTATAGTTTTAAACCCAGATAAGCCGTTTATTCCACCACCTAAATCTATACACATTAAACCTTTATTTCGCGCATCTTTTTCTGCTAGGGCTAACGCATATTGATTAAATATTTCTTTTGTTTTAACCTGTATTTCGGCATTTTTATGATTAATAGAAGTATTATCGCCGGTTATTCTATAAATATATAATGGTTTTTCTATTTTTTTAACTGTTGTATGTAAATATGTTCTAACCATTAATTCGTGGTCATCACATACTGATAGATTTATGTTATGACCACCTATTTCATTATATACAGATTTTCTCCATGATCTTATGTGATCAGGAGCATACCATATAAAAGAAAAACTTTGACTAGTTGGCTCAAAAGTGTTCATTACATATAATTCTTTTTGTTGCCAATTGAACTTTTTATATGTCCAACCATAATCTGCATTATACGGAATAAAATTATCTTGCATATGATATATAGCGCAATCACTAAACACAAACCCTACGGTTTCGTCTAAATAGGCAGTATATAGTTCTTGTAAGCAATTTTTCGTAATTAAATCATCATGGTCTACTTCAACTAGTATATTACCACTAGACAATTGTGCTGCTGTATTCTTTAAATAACCAATATTTTGATTGTTTAAATCAGTAGGTTTATAAATTTTTACTTGATCGTTTATTTTTAGCTCAAGTGGAATATTGATATAATCAATTTCTCCGTTTAAAACTAAAACCCATTCCCAGTTAGTATAAGTTTGTTCACATATGCTATTATATAGCTCTAATAAAAATGGAATATTTTTTATACTATGTGTTGGTGTAATTATGCTAAATTTCATTAGTTACCACAAATTTAACTGTATATTAGCGTCTGCCGCAAATACTTACAATATCACTAGCTGTATAGTTACTACGCATACCAGCTTCAATGCAAGCCTGTTTATTAGCTTCTGCAACTGTTAGTGGCACTACTAATATAAAAAATACGAATATAAATACAATAGCAGCTATGGCAAAGTATTCTTTAATTGTTTCTGTCACACTTGCACTCCAAGTTCACGAATTTGTTGTAAGCTGGCTAGTTCATAATATGGCTGCCAGCAGTATTGACGCCATTTATCGTCCATTAACCACATGTGGTAAATATGCCCATGTTTAGGGTCGAGTTTTTCACTATATATCTTAGCCAGTGAACCATATCTAGCACTCCACACTACCTCGCCTACTTCAAACTTGTCACGAGCAGCACCATCTGGTATAAGCTGTGGATTAAAGTAGTTTTGACCTGGTATGCGAAGCGGTACACTATACTCATCTAATACTTGTTTGACGATGGTTACACCACGATAGGTACTTTTAGTAATAGCATCAATAGTGCTACCAGTAAGATATTCTTGAATGATAAATATCTTCTCATCTTTAGTAACAGCTTTACCACGCAACTTAGCACGTTGTTCAGCAGTTCTACGCTGACGCTCCTTAAACTGCTCAAGGATTGTAGCAAGTCTAGTAGTATTATATGCCATGCCAAGCATTTGGCAAGCATCTTTTTTAGTAATAGGTTTTTTACCTTCTTCAGGCTCTAGCAATCTGATTACGCGGCTAAGATTGCTGTCTGTCATACGTTCTTCTTCAAGCTCAGTCTTACGTTTTCTAGCCACTAGATTCTCCAGAAGTAAAAGGCGGCACTAGGCCGCCACAATTATGCTGCTTTTAGTACGTTGGCAAAATAAACGGCAGCTTTGCCGGTAAGTTTGCCAAGGATGTCCTCGTCAATAGGGCCACCTTTAGCTTCAATAGCTGCTTTAAGTGCTGCGATCGAATCCTCTTTTGAGACACGTTTACTACCTTCGCCTGACGCAGTTTTAGTTGTCTTGGAGGAACCGGCACTAGAGTCTTTCTTAACGTATACGCCAGCTTGCACAAGAACCATACGTACACCATTTGGTGACATTTCGATTTCTTCTGCAATATCTTTGATGATTTCAGTTGAGCTTTCAGGAGTTGGGCCTGCCTGCTCATACATTTCAATAACTTTAGCTTTGAGTTCGTCTGTCCACTGTGATTGAGTTGCCATGTTTGTCCTTAATGAATGTTGTTGTGGTTTGATTTTAAATTGCCAGTTTTTACTAATTCTAGTTCTATTAATTTGTTGTAGGTAGCTTCATAGCTAAGTGCTAACATATACAGTTGACTTGTTGAAATTAAACTGTCAGGCAAATCTTTTGGTGTACATTGGTTTGCTACACAGATTTCTTCTATTTTAGCACGAAGCTGTAGTGCTAGTTTTACACTATCTTGTAGTGCTATGCTGTCCCATATATTAAATTTATCAGACATAATCTACCGACACATCTGCCATTTTATCTGGCAGGAATCGCCGATAATTGTGTTTTAAATCCCAGTCTGATAGAAGTTGCATAGTTTGCTCATGATGTTTACGACGCATATCGCTAAACAACTGAGAAAACTCTGCAAATACTTCTTCGGGCATTTGACTAACATCAATACCTTCAAAGTAATTATTAGGGGCTTGTAGCTCTAGAACTGCTCTATCAGACACAGAACCATCACTTTTAGTGTATTTAAATTCTACAAGTTTCATATGAACCCTTTATCTGTCAAAGAAAATATATTATACAGCAATTTAACAGCCAGTTCAACTGCAAAATTTTTATTTTGATTTTATCATTTCTTTAAATAGACCACGTTTAAATTCTTCAGTTTTTTCATTATTAAATAATACAGCAAATAACGCTGGAGCCGCAATAGTACTAAGAACTATAAAAGTAATTTGACTAATTACGGGACTAGTGGTAAAACTATTTTCTATTCCTAATAAATATATGTTACTATAAACTGGTCTATAAACAAATAACCATGCACAAATACCAGTAGTTAATGCAAATACTAGATATGTGATTAACCAATCCATGCGCGATTACCATATCCATTGTGCGCTCTAGCGCCAATAGAGTAATCTATACGGCTAGTACTGTTAGTGTGTCCTGTACGACGATTATAACTTGATAGTGCTTCGTCGCGCATCTTATGGTTGGTGTTAAAGATTTCTTTGTTAACGTAGCCTGCAAACTCTTTGAATAAACCAGCCGTACGGATCATACCTGGTGTCCAAAACGGTGCTTTGGGAGTTTGACGACGATATTTAATATTACTAGTGGCTTTGATAGCTACTTGATCGTTAGGATGACGTTTAATATGTTTGGCTAGTTTACGCTTACGATTAACCTCCCAAGTCTTATTACTCTTATATCGTGACCAATAATTTTGGTCACTTTTACTGCTAGTCTTACCTTTTGCCATGTTGTTATCTCCAAATGAATAAATATTATATCAAGTTATCAACAACTTGTCAATATAATATTTTTACAACAAAAAACCCAGCCTAAGCTGGGTTTGGTATTTATTATACGTATTGTGTTTCAAACCAACTCTTTTCTACACTACAAGCTGGACATAAGTAGTCTTCTGGTAATTGTTCAAACGATACAGTACGATCTGGGTCGTTTTCATAAACATAGTCACAAACAGGGCATACATGAATTTCAGTACTCATGCTTGCACTCCTGCTAATACTTGTTTATACTGATTGGCATGCTTTTCTTCTACTTGCTTAAGCGCATTAAATACCTTTTCAGCTTTAGCTAGTTTAGCTTTAAACTGTTCTGCGTGTTGGCTGCTCTCTAAGATTTGATTTCTAAACTCATTAAGAGCAATAGTATCTTGTTCAGCTTTGGCGATTGATGCAAACTGTGGATACATTTCTGTGTACTCATACGTTTCACCTTGAATAGCCATCTCTAAGCACTCTTTTACACTAGGCTCACCGATTAACATTCTTAGGTGTCCCCAAGCGTGTAAGATTTCTTGATCTGCTGTGCTGTCAAAATGATCGGCTACGTCCATAAACCCAGCTTCTCTGCACAGATTAGCAAAATATCTATATTTGATGTGTGCCATGCTTTCACCTGCTAGCGCACTCTCTAAATTTTTAAGTGTTACACTCATATTTATCCTTGTGATGTGTGGGGCGGGCGACAGGACTCGAACCTGCGACGAACAGTTTGGAAGACTGACACTCTACCAGCTGAGTTACACCCGC